GGCAGTATTCCCGAACGCCTCGCGCACACGCGGGTATTTCTTACGAAATACCTTAATAATAATATATATAGTACCCCTGACATTCCTGAGGTCAAAAGCAAGAAGCGTGGAAAGCGATTATTACCATCTGATTTTTCACCTGACAAATCCATAGCAGAAGATGCAGGCATCGATTTCGATGGTGCGCTTGAAGCGTTTACAGATTGGGCAAAAGCAGGAGGTAAAAGATATCTTGATTGGGATGCGTGTTTTCGCACTGCTTGCAAGACATGGATTAAGGAACGCTATCCACATTTACGCAGAACAAGCACAAGCGTTTCAACTCATGGCTTAAATTTTGATGTGACTACCAAGCACCCGGATGATTGATGTTGAATTAGCAGAGCAAGCAGTTCTCTCAAGCATGCTGCATGATGAAAGTGGAGTAGCCACTGCACAAGCAGGTGAGTCTCTTACCAAGGATGACTTCTCCTCCATGGATCGTTCCACGATCTTTGAGACGTGCCTACGATTATCACCTGCCAATGAGATTGATATAATCATAGAACATCCAGAGCTAAAACAAGAAGTAATCTTTTTGAGCGAGAAGTTTGGTGGTGGTGGCATAGAAAGATACATTGAATATTTGATAGATCATCGTAACACGAGATCCGTTGAACGTGCCTTATGGCAAGCAACAGATGATTTAAAAGCAAGTAAACCAGCAGAAGAGATAAGTCAGACATTTGTGAACACCATTGCTAAATCACTTAGTCAAAGAAAGGGTGTGGTTGCATGTGGAGCAGCAAGTAAAGAAGCATTTGCAGAATTTCTCGAAGTGGATGCAGGTGGTACGCAAGCAATCCCAACAGGATTGGAAAAGTTAGATGCTATTCTTGGAGGTGGATTCAAGAAAGGTAGCTTGTACGTCCTTGCAGCACGTCCAGGAGTTGGAAAGAGTGCATTAGCAATACAAATGACCTACGAAACTGCAAAGCGTGGTTTAAGGGCAAGCTATGCAAGCTTAGAAATGTCATCATCTGAATGTGCTGGTAGACTTTTATCCAATGCAAGTGGTGTACGTAAACCTACAGGCAAGGGATTTCTCAACGCAGGACATAAGCAAAAACTTGAGACACAAGTGCAAGCCATGCAGACTTGGCCTATAACATTCAAGGATGATAACCAAGCTACCATGCAATCAATTGAAGCATTCATTGCCAAGCAAAGACTTGAAGGCGAGCTTGGTTTAATCGTAATCGATTACTTGCAGCTACTCTCTTCACCTGGACATGACTCACGAGTGCAAGAGGTGAGCCACATTTCTCGTTCCTTAAAAGCAATAGCAATGGAATACGAAGTTCCCGTGCTTGCCCTTTCTCAACTTAACAGAGCCTTAGAAAGTGCTAACCGCAATCCCATGCTCTCAGACTTGCGTGAGTCAGGAAGTATAGAACAGGATGCAGATTGTGTGTTACTCATGCATCGTGAAAAAGAAGTAGATCCAACCAATGATGATATTATTTGCAATGTTGCTAAGAATAGAAATGGCGAGGTGCGTGCAACCAAACTAACTTTTACCAAACCAACCGGGCGTTTCTCAACCCGTGTTGAAACAAGATTACATGATAAGAAACCATTTTAAGGTAAATATAGACTACATGAGGTTACATATGATGCCATATGAAGCTCAAGAAGGGTGCTAAAAAGCGTTTTGATTGATTATGAGGGTGTTTACTCATGTGAGACAACCAAAACGCTTTTTAAGGGGTAACGGGGTAAAGATGTATTTTATCTGATAATCTGATTATGGTATTCGTATAATCACGAGTATTCAATTTTCTTCATCATTTGGTAAGCCAGCAGTTTCTCGCCATACTTTACGCTGCATCTCCTGTAATTCCTGCAAGGTTACTTCTCTGCCTGTTTCCTTGAGGAGAGCTTGCAACTGTTCAAGACTATCTTTGTCTGAGTTGTCCCACGGGAATGCACTCATGCTGGTACTCCATCCTTTCCAATTATCTTAATTGCAGGGCATGTGATACCCTCGTTGTCTAGTTTCCAATCATCTTGTAATTCTTTAGCATCATCTTCATTGATCGCTAGCAATACCAATGGTTCATCGCTAAGATGATCTTTGTGCAATTCAAGTAAATGATTGTAATTGTCTGCGCAATACAACTCACCATTCTCATGCCCAATTAAATAAGAACCATTTTTTGTGTATTTTTCAACTACTAGTTCACGTGCTTCTTTTCTGTCTTTTAAATAATTACTCATAATATTTCTCCTTGTTTCTTGTTAAATTTCTTCTGCCACCATGCAAGCACTTTCGGCACAAACTTGAGCGCTATGAAGAGCGCCATGCCAAGTGCAAGCTTGGGTAGCAGGTCATTGTTGTCTTGTTTGCTCATAATTTAACTTCCTTTAAGAAATCGTTTATTCTCTGCCTGAGACAGAGCGCCCAACTTAATGGGCCATCCATTCCATCTTCCTTTTTCCAATCTTCAATCATATCATCCATCAGTGAAAAGTCTTTCAACTCCTTGATTAAATCAATGGCTTCAATTTTCTGCTTTTCAGTCATAGCTTTCTCGCTTTGTTGTATTAGTCTCATATTACCTTACCTCTCTTACATGTGAATATTCATAGCTCATCATCTTGCTAAATGATTGCCCCGTCTTGCCTGCATCCTGGGCAGTTCTCGCTTCTACCTCTAGAACCTTCATGCAGGCACGCTGGCCTTTGATTTGCTTATATGCGAATACCTCAAAGCTTGTAAGCTTGGGTGCTTGTTTGTGTGCTGCTGTTCTCATGCTGTTTCTCCTTTCACTCTGTCCAAGATTGCTTGCAAGTTATCTCTTTCGAGATCCGCGCCACTATGGCCTTCCATGATTAAAGTACTAAGCAATTTCTCAAAGAGTTTGCATTGCTCCAACAACTCAGGCGCTGTTGCAATTAGGCGTGCGTTTGCTTGTGCTTCTTTCCACCCGTCAGTGGTGCGTGCAATAACGTTATCCTTGGAGTTAATCGCAAAGCGCAACCCCGTGCTTTCTCCTGGCGTGCAATCTTCAATTGACCATGGTCCAGGTGTGAATGCTTCTTGTTTCTCGCTCATAATGTTATCCTTGTTTGTAATGTATTTGTGAAGTTAGGCGCTTTGCTTGTATCAATTTCAGCAACTCTAAAACGATCAAACCCGTTTCTCTTTGCCCAGGCTCTCGCTTTCTCAAAATTGCGCTTGTCGTTTGTAATGATTTCTTGCATCCAATCCGGATCTCCTTTTTTGATGCCCCAAAGTATTGATTCTTTCATAATTATTTAAGTTGTAATTGTAATTGCTTTGCTTGTTTCTCCTTACATGCTACATGCTTGCATGCCCTCGTTTCACGAGGCCTTGCCACATGCTTTGCACGCTCCCTTTGCTCTCTTTGTTTCCGTGCCTTCTCGCCAATCTCAATCAATTGTTTGAGTGCTTCCGGGAATATCTCGCTTGCGTGTTTCACTGCTCGCCTTTCTCGTTAATAATATCTTGCAGCATTAACCAAGCTGGGAAGATCCAGGGTAAAATTAAAAGTAGTATATCGTAAGTCATAGTAGTATTTTGTAGTATTTTGGATTAGTAAAAGTATATATTTGCACGCCAGGCGCGCATTTCTCGTTAGTCGATTGCGTTTTCTAGATCAATAATGAGTAAGCGCAAACCGTCGCTAATTTCTTGCACTTTCTCCCATTGAAAACCGCTTTTTTCCATTTGTTTAATAATAGCTTGCAATCGTATTAGCTCGCCCATTATTGATCTAATTTCGTCTTTATCCATAGATTGCTTCTAATAGTTATTCCCCAGCACGTAAATATCTTCCTGCCAGCTTAAAAACTCGCTGGCTTGTTTGCTGTCCATGTGAAAAACACTTTTGTCATAAGGATAATACACGCAATCTTGACCTTCTTTGATTGTTTTGCCCGTTTCTTGGCAAGTGCTATTAAAACGCGCTGTTATTATCCGGGGATCTTTATTGTATCTTGCAAATTTTCTCATTGTTTTACTTGTTAAATGTTTCTTTCATAATTGCGTCAAACTCTCCAATTGTAACACCGCCCATTGCTTTAACATATGCAATTTGATAACGTACCGGTTTATCCTCTGGCACGTCATATGTCATTAAATGCGCTTTTATATATGCAGCTGCCTGCTGTCCGTTAAAACCAAGTGCAAGCGCTTTGTTTGCTAGTCTTTGCACGTTACCTTTTGATGCATGTAATTTCATTGTTTTACCTTTCTTTTATAAGTTTTTTAATTTTTGGATCTGTGCCGCATTCATCGCATAAATTATAATTCCATTGCCCGCGGTCATAAAAAAATAACCAATTTGCTTTTACTTTCTTGCAATGTGGGCAAGTGTTTTTTTCATGCTCTGGTATTTGTTTAAATAGTTTAGAATTCATTGTTTTACCTTTCTCTTTTAATTGTGTACACCTATCCCAATTGTAACACCGTCAAGTTTATCGCTACCGCAAGCATGCTGCCCGTTTGGCAAGCAATTGCCACAATTGCCCGGACAAGCAAAGCGCTTTTCATGCCCGGCTTCCTTTAGTGCTGCCAGCACTTCCTTACGATATTCTTTGCTGCCTTCATTGTCTTTATCTTGATAGGCCTTGCTATTTATATGTTTTCTTGCAACGGGCACAGCAATAAAACTACCGCGCACGCAAGACAGTTTACCCATTTTTTCGAGCCAGGCAGCGCTGTTATATTTTGAACCGCTGGACAAGTTGAGTTTATAATTAGCAGGCCATTGAAAACCGCTTTCATTCAATGCTATAAATGCATGCCAGCTTTTTGAATATCCATACACTTGCACGTCAGGCCTGGAACGTATTAATTCCATCCAGAAAACAATATTGTGACGCCCGGAAAAATCCCCGTCTACATATAAACGCAAAACTTTATTCTCTGGGATATCATTGAAAGCATGCTGGATTGCAAGACGTCCGGCAGCGCTGCGCATTAAAACACTGTTTTGTAATTGACGAAAAAATGCAGCCGGATAACGCCAGCCCTTAAAAGAGTAACACCAACCAGCTGCAAAGTTTTCACTCTCTCTTTTATTATTTTCTCCAAACAAACAAGCGCCAGCGCCTGGGCAATCAAATCCGGGCAAACTACTGAAAGCATAAAAAGGTAGTTTTTTATTGCCAGCAGCTGCAAAGATAGAAAAAAGTGCAGGCCTGCTTTGATCTTCGAACCAAGCCAGGAAGCGCGTTGCAAAGTACTTGGTTGTATTACGTGCGGTAGGATCTCCAGGGATAGCCGCAACAAGTTTAGAAAGTGCTGGCAAGTTATTTGTAAGTGCTGCGCGTGCAAGTGCAAGCTTGCCCGGTGTGGATAGTTTAGGAAGTGCTAAAGTTTTCATAGTAGTAAGAATTTTGAGATTAAATGTTAAACCAGAGTTTCGAATCGAAAACTTTTTCGCTTTTCACGCCGTTTGCATGAACTTCAATTGCAAAATCGCCTGCTAGATAAGTTGCATAGCGTTTTGCTTTTTCAATGGCTTGTGATTTGTCGAATACAAAACCAAGTTGTTTTACGAAACCGTATGCGCTTCTTTGATAGATGTAATATGTCATAGTAGTAATTTTTGATTATTAGTTGTTTTTGTGCCAATGAGCATGAATGATTGATTTTGCTCTTTGTTGTTTAGTTATGTTTTCAAGTAAGCATTCAACACGATTTTCTTCACGTGTTGGAAAGTACTTAACAATGTCGAACGTGCCACGTGCTTCGTTTTCAATCACGTAAAGATCACCATCGTCATAGTTTGGTTTATTCGTTCCATAATGTATGGCCTCAACGCTCCAATCAGCATTTAGACCGCAATCTGTAAATCTAGGTAAGTTCATAGTAGTAATTTAGTAGTTATAAGTGCGAGTAACCTCGCTCGGATGGAATACACAATTGCACACCAAAAGACATGAGTCAAGTATATAGATATCTTTTGTAGCCTTAAGACGTTCAAATGTCATAACAGCTTGGAAGCGTGTATTCATGCCACATGTAGCGTGCCGTCAAGTGCCGTTCCACGGCATCGGACGCCAAGTAATAAAAGATTCATGCAAAAATATTTACAAGCAATCGTGCGAGTCTGGTTGCATGTAAAACATGAAAACTTGTTGGCGTGTTGGCGTGGGATGCGTGGAGTCTTTAATGCAAGTTACTTGCAGGAAAGCATGCGAAAAAGCATTTCGCCCCGGATACGCATTTTAGAATTATGCATGTACACCAATTATATATCTAGTGTAATTGCGTAAGTATTGTTTCGTGCCAAGCAAGCCAAGCTCTTGTTTTGCTTGCAAACGTACCACCTTGCCAAGCTTGCAAGCTAGATCCCAGTGTTCATGCACCTTGGTTTGTCACTAATAATGACAAACGTCATGCATTACATGTGTATAGCAAGTGTATTTGTACTAAGTAGGGGGGGGAGGGGGCTTGCCGGATCGCTTGCGTTCTTTCTATATTATCTTCACCCCCCCCGTAACTTTTTTTGCACTAATGTCCCCAGAATGGGGAGCGTGTGTGCGCA